ATCAAGTGGAACTGCAAGCCAATATCTATTATCAAAGTAACAGGCAACAGCATTAGATGCCAATTTTACATTGATACGATCAATATATGGCTGAATAAGCAATGAAATTGGACGTTGACCATTGCGCAGGTTGTAAAGATCAACAAATTCCAACCCAAACACACCTGAATCACTCAAGAAGAACATTTGATTGCCGTGCATGACAATGCTCTTGCGAGCCATACACCCAATTTCACCAGTAATCTCCCGAACTGTGGCATCAGTAAGAGATCCACGCGTGCCAGTGATCTTATGAATTGAATTTCTATTGAAAACGACAAGAGTGTCTTCATAGAATCCATGAAATCCTACCGTAAAGTCGGCCGTACCACCACCAATCTTAAATTCAGCATAGATTGTGTCGAACGTATTGTTGTCGAGAATATCTGAAACAACAATTTCATTTCTAGTCCCACGATCAGTGTAGACTGGAGATAAGTACGTATTACTAGGCTTGTACCAGTAAGGAACCCATAGCCTACGTTGAAAGTAGAAGCCCCATGGTGCACCAGGATTGGCAATAAAGCCAGCACCTAGGCTTTGAGGTTGTCCAAACGTTAAAAGGAAAGATGCATGATCCACCGCATTTACAAAAAACGTAAATTTTTGAGCGGTGGGAACAGATGCTATTACAAACTCATCACCAACATTCAATCCAGGGATAGTATGAGTATCAATTATCCTTATTGTATCACCAACTACTAGGTTGTGGACACCATTACCATTATCAATAATGAAATGCTGATTTGAAGGTGTTGTTAAATTTACAGAAAGGAAAGTGGCAGTTCTTGTTGGTCCATCATAAGCTGAAATTGTTTTGTATGCCTGACTGCCAACCTTAATGTCACACCCAACATAAAATCCAGTAACATTGGAAAACTTTATTCCACTATCATCCTGTGCTGGAAACACCATGGTATCATTCGCACCAGTATCAACATAAGCACCCGTTTGTAAAAGCACATTAAGAGCTTGAGTAGTACACGTAACAGTAGCCACACCTGAAGAAATAACAGCCTTAACAGTGGGTCCATCGAATACAATGGGCTGAACAATAGCACCGCATGGACTCTTAATGAACGAACTACCAGTCTTGCCGTCCCACTCCAATGGAGCTTGGCCGGGTCGCATTATCACCACCTTGTCAAAGCATTGAAGCATATGACAATCAGATGAGATATTCTCACCACTAGGAATGTCAATATCAGTTGCAGCATAAGTAGTAAGGTCAACCTTAACCACCTTTGTGTACATAGCAATCAAGATGCTATTCAGATTGCTGCTGTTACCATCAGAAAACAAACATGAACCGTAGATGTTCGATGAGGACGTATCATCCAACACAGGAGTCGTACCACTATCATCTAAAACAAATGGCAACTTCAATGGATCACCCGAAGACGTCAATGCCGCACCCTTTAGATTGGTGGCCTTCCTAGGCTTCCAATGACCATCCATCCTACCATTCTGTGACACCCGAACCTCACCAGCCTTCAACTGGTTCAACGTGTCACGCTGGTTAATGCCAACGAATCCCCTATCGCCATCCTCGGCAATAGCATCATCCTTTGGCCCTGTAAACCGATACTGTGACATTAGACAGTGTACGCCAACACAGTTCCAGATGCCAACGTGATTGACGTAAACGATCCACCAAACGCAAACCCAGCCGGCAATGTCACACCAGCCAACGACACGTTAGGACTAGCACCAGCCACCCCCAACACGTTACCAGTAATGCTGGAAATTACCGTGTCCGAAGCACACAAAATCCACCTCCACTTGCCAGCCGTAGTCCCAGCACCACTAATAGTCACAGCTCCTTGCTGACCCTGCAATTGATATGATTCACCTCGCATATGCACAATCTATGCCAACCACATCCAATATTGTCAAACAATTGCTTGATGCCACTCAACAATATCGGCTGACGTGGCCTTTAATGGGCCCACAGGCATCCTAGGACGGGCTGCAAACATCCCAGTGAACATTCGGCCAATTGGATATTTTTTGCGAGGGTTATTGACCGCTCCGCAAGTTTTCCGGCGAAACAGAGTCAACCCCCTCCCCCCCCTTCCGTGCCAAAAACCGTCATCGGTTAGGTCCCACGCGCAGGTGTTCGCGCGAACAGCGAACTCGATACGGCATTACATCCATTGTCACAAGTTGTAATATGCTAGCACACAGTCAACCGCGTATCACCTCCACCGCAATCAACGGGCTCCGGTAGCCTCCGGCCGGCCCGGCCGCGGCTCGCGTTGAACATTGTTTCGCGGAATGGCAAAGCGATTTCCCCAGGTATTTCCCCACATATTTCCCCAGATTTTCCCCGGTCCCCGCGCTTTTGGTGCTGCATCATGGACACAAAAGAGCCCCACAGGTTGATCCCATGGGGCTTTCCAGCGGAGCTGTCGATTTTTTTTGAGCCTATAAAGCGTTGCCCTTTGGTGGGTGGGGGGAGCAAGATTTAGTATTGGATTTTCAACTTCGAAATTTCGCTGTTCTCCCCGGCTTTAGGCACTGTGGGCTCGCCGTAAGATTCAAACGCTTTCCGATATTCGTAACCGTCCTCACCACGATAGGACGCAATCACAAGATTGATTTTTCGGCGATGGTCACCGGCCGGGCGGTGCTTTTCTTTTCGTCCGACGATGGCGACCAATGTAATTTTCATTTTGTTGTATTGTTGTTGAGACGGCCGGTCGGCCGCTGGGAAGATCATAGCGTACATGGTTGCTTGGTAAACACTTATTTTACATAATTAAGTTTTATTTTCCGGAACTATATCCAACCGCCTAATACTTGTTAGCTGTTAGACCAGAATCTATCGCAATCATTATTGTGGCACAATATACCCAGACGGGGGTTCGGCTCCGCCTAGGACCATCCTGGCGCAAAGTGGTGTTTTGAGGCTGATTTACCATCCTCGAAAATCCCCCATTATATTGGCGTGGAAAATAAATCATTGTTTTGCGAAAATAAAGCTAGACACGGGTAACTAATCCATACTAATCTCTCCCCGTCGCCCGTGAGCGGACCAACCAACTCCAACCAACAAAAAAATGAAAACATATCGCAGAGAATACAGCCTGATCGAAGATTTCTCGGCAGCTCACGTTGACGAGTGTCACCGTCCTGTCGCACAAGCCAAAGTTGACGATCTCAATTCCGCCGCCATTAGCGACGGTTTTGCTGGCCGTAAAGAGGCCCAATACGCGGGGTGCTATGCTATTTTAAACAGTGGAGCTGGTCAAGTCGTAACCCGTTGCAACGTCAAACCCGTCTAAACAACCCAACCAAACCAAACCAAACCAAACCAAACCAACAACTACCATGATCAATACCATGACAACTACCACCAATACCATGACAATCGCCACGATCCACAATAGCTTTACTGGATATTATAGGAGGATCAGGACTGACGGCATGCCTACTGTCAGCACGATCCGAGATCACCTCAGCAAGGCTAAGGCGATCGGGTGCCGGTCCACCACCACCATCTTGATTGCTGGCACGCCATATGAGCTTGCAAATTTTGGCAATGGCGATCAGTTGGTCGCGATGTAAGTTTTACACCTAACCAAACTAAACCAAACCAAACCGCAATGACCACAAACTACCAATCCGCACTCTGTAAACTTGATATTGCAATCCGAAAATTCCTGGATGTCACCGACGGATATTTAAACATGAAAATTGGATACTGCGAATTTATGGAGGCTCGAAATAATTACGACTCAGCAATAGCAGAGTATGATATGGCGATTTCCGCGGAGTCGGAAATTTCCGGATCTTGAACAAACCAACGAAACCAAACCAAACCAAACATAACCACAAAATATGAAAATCACACTGTCAACGTCTGATGTCGCCCGCGCCCTGCAATCAGATCCCAACGCTAATTGGAGTTACGAAGGATCTTATGCACTAGCCGAACATCTTGAAGAAAGGGAATACCATATGGGTGAAGCGATGGAACTTAATAAGGCATCAATCCGGTGCGAATATTCGGAATATGGGAGCCTGATGGAGTGGGCGGAAGAATATTTTGGCAGCTACAGCGGTTTGAGATCCGAGTTCGGAGAGGAACACGATGATCAAAGCGATGATCTAGACGAAAAGATCAGGGACTTTATTTCGCAACGCGGAATGTTGTTGGAGTTTAAGGGCGGCGTGATCGTGTCAAAATTTTAAATTCCAAGGCGCAGCTCACCGCCCGGTTGCAGCAAAAAACTAAAAAACAAAATAGAACATAATGAAATACAAACTGACAGACGAATCGAGAGACACCGACGGCGTGACGCTTTACAGGATCGAAGCCCTAAGGGCGTTTGGGAATGTGATCGTCGGAGAGTTAGGGGGATGGGTGGAATCTGAAGCTAACCTATCGCACGATGGCAATGCTTGGGTATTCCGCGATGCTCGGGTATACGGCGATGCTTGGGTATCCGACAATGCTTGGGTATCCTGCGATGCTCGGGTCTACGGAAATGCTTTGGTCTACGGCAATGCTTGGGTATTCCGCGATGCTCTGGTCTCCGGCGATGCTGTGGTCTCCGGAAATGCTCGGATCTACGACAATGCTCGGATCTACGGAAAGACTTGGGTCTCCGGAAATGCTCGGATCTACGACAATGCTGTGGTCTCCGGAAATTCTGTAGTATCCAAGGAGTAGCTAACCGCACGGTTGCAGCAAAAAATCAAAAAACAATATGAAACTAAAAGATGCCCTTGAATTGTGCGATATTCTGAAAAATGACTTGAATTGCAAATTCGCGTCGGTTTGGAAAACTGCCAACGGTTACACCGTAGAGTGCCTAATGCTGGATGGGAGGAAAATCTCAGTTTTAGAAAACAAGCAAGAACTTGTTTTTTTAGTAAATGACAAACTCGAACGAAACGTTTCATTACTTAATTAACCAAACCAAACCAACAAAAATGCATCCAATTGACAAAGCAATCACGCTATCAATCATTGCCGGAGTCGTTTCCACTCCTGTGATATTTGCCATTGCAATCCACGTCCTGCCAGCCATGGCTTGCGCCTGCCAGTGGCTTAAGGTCTAATCATCAAACAGTCAAAATCACCCTGCTTTTCTAACGGTTGGCAGGGTTTTTTTTATTTGAAACCTGACATTTTTTGGATGCTCACGAATGGATTAACCGCGCAGGAGTTTGGATTGTCAAATGTCGAGTTTGCAACACGTTGCCTATATTCTCGGTTGGCTTTATCGCGCCGTAGTTGCGCATGCCTTACGGCTACTGCGATCCGGTCGCGGAATTTAGCATGGTCATCACCCCGCAATATCGACAATTCTGAAGGTTTTTTAGCAGCCATGCCTAACTTGTGAACCTTTGCAGCTCCCCGTCAAGCAAAAGCGGAATAACACTGTCCCTTTTCCCGTTTCGCAACTTTCCAATTTTGATGCCATCATCGCAGATGAATAGCAAAGCATCGGCATCTTGTTCGATTGCCCTGCTTTCGCGGGTCTGGTTTTGCTCATTTAGTTGGGTGGCCGACAAAACCGGACAATTTAGATGTTTTGCCAATTGCTTTAATCCTCCTGATACTCTCGCAATTTCCTCTTCCCGAGTTTCATTTTTCGATCTGGTCCCGCGGATGAGCTGGATATAGTCCACTACTACCAATTTTATATCTCCGTTAGTGTCCCGTATTGCCTCGGCTTCCGCCATTATACTGTCAACTGTTTGATTCGAGCTGGCGTCAATCCACAGTTTCGATGTGGACAGTTTTGCAATGCCATTTTTAATTTTTTCGAGTTGAATTTTGGTTGCTGTCCTTGGCTGTGTGATTGCACCATAGTCAACCCGACACCCGTTAGATATTAGCCTGCCCATTACCTCGTTCGCCATCATTTCAAGGCTAAAAACCGCGGTGGCATCGCCTCGCTCGATAAAGGCATTGGCTATTTGCAGCATCAAGACTGATTTGCCTCGACTTGGTTTCCCGCCAATCACCCATAGTTCACCCGGTTTCATTCCTCCGCATGACTGATCTAATAGCTCGATTCCGGTGGAGAATCCGGGAATCTCGCCAGACTCATGCGATGCCGTAAAATGATGGATAAACGCCTTGGACGCGGAACCTGAATTGATTGATTTTGTCTTGCCTGTAATTGCCCTTGTGAGCGCCTCGAGGGTAGCTTTAGCTTCTAGTATCGACTCAGCGCTGTCAGACGCCTCAGATAGCCTCACAGACGCAGCAATAGCTATCCTACGGGCATTGCATTCCTTTAGATGCCTTGCCCACGTGTCCCAATTGGCAAAATTGACCGCGTAGTTGAAAACATCAGCAATCTCAGACGGCCCGCCAACCCGGTCGAGTACCCCAGACATCTGCAGCGTTGTTATGAATCCGACCAGATCAATCTCATCTGAATCGGGGTGCTCTGCGTGATATGCTAATATCTCAGCATGCAATGTACAGCACAGGTAAAAACAATCTGCATCCAAGCCGGCGCCTGCGGCCTTACGCACAAACCGTTTAGGCTGTTGCATAAGACACGAAAGAATGGCCTTTTCCGCCATTATCGCGGACGGTAGTGCTTTAGTTTCCGTGATCAAATTCCGTACATATCGGCGGTTTGCGGGCGTCTTGATTGTCCACCTGCTTTTTGATGGTTTCCAGACTCAAAAAGTCCTTGGTAGCCATGCAAAATTGAATTTTCAATTGCTTGAATCGCGCGGAATTCTCCAAGTTTTCCAAGCATTTTTAGTTGTTTTGATGCTGTGCTGCTGGTCAAGGTGTGCTTTTTTTCTTTACGATGTAAAACCCAGTCTGACCATGCTTTTTCAAATTCTAGCGTGGAAAATGGTAACGATGCTTTGGCCGGATTGTCCTTGGGTTTATTTGTTTCCTTGATCTTTGGCTTGTCCACATGGGTTACTTTATCAACTTGGTAATCATCAAACTCGATTGGTTGAGTTGCAGCGTAAAGATTGAGTACCATATCGTTCAAAAACCATCCTATCGTTTTAGAACTGTCTTTGACCAGCCAGTCCAATCCTTCCCAAAATTTGGCCGTTCCGCTGATCCTACGGCCAAATACAAATTCATCCGATTTCTTGTGCGGGCGGCCGCGTTTTGGCCTGTTTTCCTGTGTGTTATCCTGTGTGTTTTGTTCGTTTTTCATGCTTTTTTGTTGTTTTTGTGATGTGCCCGACTAGGGCGGGAAAGATTTATCGGATATTTGTGATTTTGTCACCAAAACAATCCTCGTGTTGGTTTTCTAATTTGATGCCAAAAAGGACGGCCAAAATTGGAGCGTGAGAATCGGCGTAGTGGTCACGGTAAACCACTCGCTCAACACCGTGAGCCGCCAGGTTTTTGAAACACTCAGTGCAAGGCATTGTCGTTATGTATACGGTTTCAACCTCTCCAATTTTGCACTTGGCAAGCAGGTTTATCTCTGCGTGGATCATATAGCGTTGGCGGTGATCTCGGTCTGCCATCACCGCGTCTGGTATCGTAATGCCCGCCGGCAGCCCATTATAGCCCATACTCACTATCCTGTTGCTTGCGTCAAAGCCCACGGCTCCGACCTTCCGGAATGGATCCTCACTACGCTTTGCGGCCACCTCAGCCAGCTCCATGCCATACTCGTCAAATGATATTCTCACTGAGAATCCTCCAATTCCGATGCTACAAATCCTTTGATTAAAACCATGTAGTTTATGATGTCCTCGCAGGAGTCTACAAATGATTCATTTTGCACCTCTAGGCTTCCCTTGGTGGCAAACGTATTGATGCGTTCGATTTTATCCATCACCCTCATCAGAATCCCATGGATTGGAGAAATCCCCAAGATCTGGGAACTCCTAAAGTTTTTGTACGGGTCATCTCCATGGCAGTAATCTGCATTCTTTGCTTTCAAAATCAATTGGCATCTGCCAAACGTATTGGACTGAAGTGTAAGCAATTCGTCTCGTTTTTGTGTGTTTGTTTCCATGTTATTTGTATGTTCTTTTGCCATATTCGGCTATTAGTAAAGCATCTGCAATAGCATGCGTTACTTTGATGCTTGGGAACAGTTCCTGTGCTTTGTTCTTGGTCACGTTCTTGTCTCCTTTACTCATGCACTGCATGTATTTCTGCCATGCCTGTGGCCTAACTCGGTCAAAGGCAATCTCGTTGGATGCTAAAGCCATTTCCAAATGCCCGAAACCATTCCCAAACGTGAATGCTGAAACGACTCCCATCTGTGGACTGCTATTAACCTGTTCAAGAAATGCGAAAAAATCCTCGTGGTCATTGCTGGAAATGCTATATAATAGTTCATATAGGTCCCTCAGGTTTCTTGGTGTTTTCTCCACGCACACATCATTACCACATATCCACGCAATCGCTCCATTAGCTCCAGGGTCAATGCCGATGAATGTCATGGCATCTCCTTCCAGCTTTTGATTTTAAGCTTAGATGCTAACTCAAGACATGCTTGTTCCTCTGTGCTGGAAAAGGCTGTGTGTGTCGATCCTGAACGATAAGCGGCATATCCTTTCTTGGTATCCACACAATATATGTTTCTTTTCTTCATCCATTTTAGTCTTGGTGAGAGTGTTTGCATTGATTCAAATAGTTGGTCGATCATGTTATTGGTCGTATTTATTGTTAAACCAGTGGATACTTCTTACCGTCAATCTAAACGATCTTGGCATTGCGATATGCAGATAGTTCTTTACGTTTATTGAATTCTTTTTCTGTAAGATGTTTATCATTCAAAAACCACTCCTTGGATCCATCAGCCCATTCAATCGCTGGACCATCTTCACGATGCAATTTACCATTCAAATACCATTCCCTGGATCCATCGTCATATTCAATTGCAGGACCATCTACACGATGCAACGTGGTCATTTCTTTATCGGCATGGTAATACGTATTACCTTCTTCATTGATTTCAATATATTGTGCTTTCATGTGATTGTTTTAATTTAATTTGGAGTTGATAGGGTCGCGGCTGGACATCAGCGTTGTCATCGAATCGAATAATTCTTTGCTTTCATTGTTGTCCATTGTATTGATTTTTAGTGATCTTGATTTTATACCTTTGTTTGTTTTGAGTCAGTTTCATGCCAGTAATGACTGACTCCTTTTTCCCATCGGCGCATGAAAGAATCCTCCCCGTCGTCGCCGCTTACGAGCCAGTCCACCCGTTGTGCCATTGCCGCCGCCTTTCTTAATGTGTGTGCTGCCACTATGAATTTATCCATGATTTCTTGTGGATAGTTTTTTCCAATAGGTGTTCCATATTCATCAATTGACTGGTTGTCGTTTGATTCAATTAGATGGTCAATCTCTACTGCTATGTCTTCGATTCTATATTGCTGGTATTGAAAGTGTCCTCCGCTCATATTTTATGTTGGTTTGTCGTTATTCTGATTTCCGTCAAATAAAATCACGTCTTTTAGTGGTTTAAGCGTGCATTCATTCCCATCAGCAAGATGAAGATTTAGCATGATTGTTTTTTCAATCGCTTTCTCGAGCTCCAAGACTCTATTTTCAAACTCACTAAAGGTTACTTGCATACCCATTAATTGAGAAAAATAAGAATCTGAATGTAATTGCTCCCTGTTCAGTTCGAGTTCGAGTCTTCGCGCAAATGATGCGTTTACAATCTCATCATCTTCACCTAAGTTTATTACTGCTACGTCAGTTCTAGGCGTGTCATACGTGTTGTTACATTCATCTTCTGACATAATCTTTATTTTTGATTTGTTTTTCATGGATTGAGTATTATTTACAACTAACTTTCCGAATATAAAATCATAATTTATTGAGTATTTCTCACTATTCGATTTTCTATGTATTGGTATTTCCCAGCTATATTAGATGAAGATTGACGGCTCATCTTGTTTTTTCGTTGAACTAGTACCAACACTGCGAATGTATTTTAACACCTTTTCCATGTCCGGTGTAATCATGATTCGTTTTGGAACAGTATAAACCACATCAGGATTTTTTGAATTGATCTTTCTTTTTTTAATTGCAGCAGCAAAAGATCCTAGTGTGCTAGATTTCATAGTGAGCAAAGAAAGCAAACGATTGCGATGATTGATGCAATTGACGGGATTCCAAATACAATAATGCTACACAGCATATGCGCTACACTGTGATCATGTTCCTCATTAATTGCCTGCATTAGTTTGATGTCCGCAGATGGATTGTTTCCAAAGCAAGGAACTTTCTCCCTGTAGTTAATGTTAATAGTTTCGTCGTTTAGTGTGTTCATTTATTTGCTGGTATTGTTGTTGTTGTTGTTAACCGCTTGCTTGCGGCGGGCGAAGAAAAACACGCGCTGGATCGTGGCGCAACACTTTTCTTCGATAAAAATAAAAATACTTTTTAGAGTTGATTTGCAACGACTTATGAGTGCGTTATGCCTTGCCATGACGGAGCATGGCGCGGTGGAAGTGTTCGGTTGCGGATTTCAACGATGAATCAATCGGATGCTCCTCATTCCATCCGCGAATCTGTAGCTCCATCAGATACGACCATCCGGGGTTGTCGAGGGCAATTCGGCGCAGCGTGTGGATGGCTCGGCGGTACACCCACCAATCCCACTTGCGCAGCATCCGCCCGCTAAATTCGGCATAACAAATCGTCGCATCCGACCCGCTTTCTGGGGCTTGTTTGATTGGTGGGGATTTACTCATTTGGTTGTATGTTTGGTGTGTTTTCGCCGGCGGTCGGATGGCCTTTTGCGTTCGTCATAAATAAATCACAGTGATTCGTCTTCTCGACGTCGCGCCACGCTTTTGGAGAGTCATCATTGGTACAGCGCAGTTTGTCGTATCGAGTATTAAGGGGAATTGACCATAGACAATACGCGCATTGGTCGCGCTGTACATCGACACGTTCGGATTTAATATCCACCAATGTGTTTTGATTTCGGAAGATTGATTCATAATTCACAGAATATGATTCATTGTTAACTTTCCTTGGCGTGGATCCTTTTCCTGCCATATTATTCGAAGATTGAAGGTTGATCTTGTTGGTTTGTTGTTTTATTTTTTCTCGACCTCAGATCAGACTTGTCGGCAATGTTTACCTCCCGGTCCCAATCTGAAAATTTAAATCTTGCCGGCAGATTCTTTTGCTCATATCTATAGTCCATGCTGTTTTTCATAAGCCAAAAATGGCACGCACGCTTCACGTCAAGAAAAGTATCTTGCTCGGTTTGTGCATGATGTGATGGCTGTTCCATTCGGTTATTGTCTAATTAGTTTGTACTTCTTACCGTCAATATCAACAATCGTACCATCGCAACATGCAGATTGCTTTTGACGTTGATTGAATTCTTCTTCTGTGATACGTTGTCCATTCAAATACCATTCCTTCATTCCACCTGGACATTCTATTGCCGGACCATCTACACGATGCAGTTTGCCATTCAAATTCCATGACTTGTATCCGCTAGCCCATTCAATCGCTGGACCATCTACACGATGCGGTTCACCATTCAAATACCATTCCTCAGATCCATCGTCATATTCAATTGCAGGACCATCTACACGATGCGACGTGGTCATTTCTTTGTCGGAATAGTAAAACGCACTACCACGTTCATCTATTTTAATATATTGAATTTGCATGTGTTTGTTTCATTCTGTTGGGAAGAAGGTGGGGGTATTT